ATACGATCCAGTTAACTTCACTCCACGTAAAGGTGTTATGACACGTTACGCGAAGAAAGTAGTTCGTCCAGAATTCTACGGAAAAGTATACGTACACGGGTTAAACACACTTTAATAGTTAGTTAATTAATTTTAATTACTAGTTAATAATTAAAGAGTTGAAAGGGGTGGCTTCGGTCATCCCTTTTTTACTGTACGAATATTTATATTAAAGGAAAACATATATGGCAGTTCCAAGAAATAAATATTCAATGCAAGCTATAATTCGTTATGATGGACGGTTAATTGATGTTCTAGATAGAATTAGAGCAATTCGATTAGTTCTTATGGTACATATAGAACGAGATTTAGGTCCAGATAAAGAATTAATTACAATCAAAGTTATGACACCATATCCACCACGCGAAACATTTCAAGCAATTCGCAAAATGATATTAGGAAAAATTGAAAGTTGTAAAGATATGACATTGCAAGAATCAACACTTACAAAATTATTTTAATAAAGGTTTATTATGGCAACTCCAAACAAGGATAAAACTCCGCCGAAGAATGATATTAAATTTTCGATATCATTGTCAGACGAACAACGTGTAGCAAAAGCAAAAATAATTGAAACTCCATATAATTTTATTTTAGGACAAGCAGGTTCAGGTAAAACATTGTTAGCAGTTCAAATTGCATTGGACATGTTTTTTAAACGTCAAGTTAACAAAATAATCATAACAAGACCAACGGTATCAAACGAAGATAATGGTTTTTTACCAGGTTCGTTAGCAGAAAAAATGGATCCATGGTTAGTTCCATTACGTAGCAATATGCGTAAAGTTTACAATAAACCAGAATTATTAGAAAAAATGGAAAAAGAAGAAAACATTGAATTAGTTTCTTTAGCACATTTCCGCGGACGTACATTTGACACTGCAATTTGTATTGTAGATGAATGTCAAAATTTAACTAAACAACAGTTGCAAATGGTGTTATCTAGATTAGGTAAAGATAGCATAATGATATTAACTGGTGATAAACACCAAATAGATTTAAAATTTAAAAATGATTCGGCAATACACGAAATTGCTAAAATTTCAAAATCCCGGTTCGTTAATGAAATCATTTTATTAGAAAACCATCGACATGTAGCATTAACAGAAGTATTAGCTCTCTTAAATGATTCATATTGATATTTATATAAAAAGGAAACAATAAATGGATTACAGCGAAAATAAACCAATATGGCCCGGAAGTTCATCGTTTACAACAGGATCTACGCCTTTTGGATTTTTTGATACAGATCCAATGTTTAAACAACATGCCGATAGTTTCGCAAAATATGCTGCACAACATGTTGGATATCCAATCATGGATGTTGAACTACGAGATATAAATTTCTACACAGCTTTTGAAGCTGCGGTAATGGAATATTCCAACCAAGTTAATCAAGTTAACATTGTTAACAATTTAATGAATACGTTAGGAATACAAACGGCATCTGGTTTTATGTCTGGTTCTAGCTTCACAGGACAAAATGTTGGAAATTCATTTGGTTACATAACTAAATTATCTAAAGCATACGGTACGGAAGCAGATTCAGGTGGAACTGCAAAATGGTATAAAGCACGAATAGATATGGTTCCTGGTCAACAAACATATAGTATCAGAACTGCTGTATCTAAGTCATTGGGAATTCAATTAACTAATACCAGTTCAATTGAAATTAAACGAGTACTTCATAATCCACCCCCAGCCATTGTTAGATATTTTGACCCATTTGTTGGTACTGGTTTAGGTTCACAACAATTGTTAGATTCATTTAACTTTGGTGGATTTTCGCCTTCAATTAGTTTCATGATGATGCCAATACATGCAGATTTATTGAGATTGCAGGCAATTGAATTCAATGACCAAATACGTAAATCACATTATACATTTGAAGTACATGGGGATGATATTAAATTCTGGCCAGTTCCTACATCAGGTACCGGAAGTGCATCATCTACAATATTTTACGGACAAGTATGGTTTGAATTTTTATTTGAAGAAGATAAAAATAACGATGCTTTGTTATTTGGTAATACGGCACTTATAAAAGGAGCTGTAAGTGACGCATCAAATATACCATATACATATCAAACATACAGTAGCATTAATGATATGGGTCGTGCGTGGATTATAAAATATGGAGCCGCATTAGTAAAAGAAATGTTAGGCTTCGTCCGCGGAAAATATTCAACGGTACCGATTCCGAATTCGGAAGTATCATTAAATGGATCTGAATTGGTGTCACAAGGACAATCAGAAAAAGACACGTTGATTACGCAATTACGCGAGTTTTTAGATAAACTTACAAAAGAACAAATGTTAACCCGACAAAATACAGAAGCAACTCAAATGAACGAGATTCTTGCAAAAGTTCCATTAAAAATTTATGTTGGATAAAGGAGAACACTTATGGCATTATTTGGAGGAATTAGAGATGCAAGATTTTTAGCTGCAATTAATTCAGAATTGCTAAACGCAATTATTGATACTGAAATTGAATTTTTCAAACTCGTAGTTGCTGCTAGCGATTCAAATATATATGGAGAATCGGAATTAAAAGCATATAACGACTCTATCATAATTCCATGTTTAATTACAAAAGAAACAAAAACATCGAATATGGATGAATATGGACATTCATATACGCGTACGGCACAATTTGCATTATCACGTGACATTTTAGAAAAAGCCGCATTTTTTCCAGAAGTTGGTGACATAGTATTTTGGGACAATGAATATTACGAACTTGACAATGTAGATGCAAATCAATATTTTGTAGGTAAAAATCCAGAAACATGGCCAAACGGGTCACAACATGGTTATAGTGTTTCTGTACTATGTGACGCACATGCAACAAGACAAACACCATTAGGAATACGAGATATCCGTCGCGGCGGTAATAATAACTCGCCTGCATACAAAGGATTTTAATGCCTAGATTGAATAGACAAAATATTGATCGTAAAACTAACAAGCCAGATCCGATTCGTACAGAAGGATTGACTGATGATTTGTTATTGAATCGTGCTGACCAATTACGTCGTGAAGATGATGTTATTCGCACTCCTAAACGAACTACATATGATATTGATCATGCAATTAAATGGTTTATTGACAATGAAATTCGTCCACAAATAACTGCAACAGATAGTATAATTCCAGTACCAGTAATATTTGCAAATGGCGAGAAATGGGACAGCGTCCGTCGTTTAGGTTATATGCGTGATGAAAAAGGCATGTTACAATCACCAATGATCATGTTGAAACGAAACAGTGTAACGGAACGAGATACGGTTAAAACATTGGATGTAAACCGTCCTCAGTCTGAAAATGTACGTATTTATAAAACTAAATACAATGAACGTAATCGATATGAAGATGCATTATTTCCAATACCAATTAATCAACCGCAACAATCTGAAAAAGTTTATGTAGTAGACATACCTAAATATGTTACTATAGAATATGACATGATGTTGTGGTGTGATTTTACTTCGCAAATGAATTCGTTGGTTGATCAAATATTGCCATATGGACGATTTGCATGGGGAAATGAAGACAATCGATTTACAACTACAATTGGTAGTATTAATTTTGAAACAGTAAATACCGTTGGCGAAGACCGGCTTGTACGTGCAACTATACCACTTACTGTTTTAGGCACATTGTTATCAGAACAAGAAGCACGACGTTCAACTCTTAAGAAAATGTATTCAATTAAAAAATTAACATTCGAACAAGTAATTGATATTGATTCCGATTTATTTGGTTCGACAATCGTTCCAACTCCGATATTACAAGCACAAAACATTATTAATAGCGGCGGAACTGTACTTATAAATGGAGGCGGTAATACTACAACGTTGGACCAAACTGCATTTGCATACCTAGTTGCGTTAACCGAAAAACAAGCTACATGGCAATCTGCAACCACAGTAACAGTTGCTGCATACGCAAAAGTAAATCCAACAACATTTACCGTAGCTACTAAAAATGAATTTGATATATTCATTAATGGCCAATATATTGACAAAGCTGTATATACATGGACTCCGAGTGATGTTGCAACGCAAACGATTGTGTTTAATACCGCAACGTTAGGATATGATATAGAATCTGCCGATGTGATAATTATAAAAGGAAGATGGCAATAATGAGACAATTTAAACCGGGGCAATTACAAACAGGATCAATTTATCCAATAACTGCTAGCAACGCAGTTACAGCATCATATGCATTGAATGCTAATGTAAACACCGGGTCTTTAGTTACTACAGCTTCATTTAACACATTTACATCATCCTATACCACAGGATCATTTACCGGTTCATTTCGTGGTGATGGTTCACAATTAACTGGTATCGTTTCTAGTAAATGGTCAGGGAGTAACCCAATATCTAGAAACAGTGATGTTGAAATTACCGGAAGTTTGAAAGTATCTTCTGGTTTTGTTAGCGTGAATGACTATTCTAATTATTTTGTGACCTCATTAGGTCAAGAAGAAGTTGGAGCTAACGATCTATATAATAATCGTTACGCAGTATTAGATGTACACGGCAGATTAGTACTTAAAACTAATATTTCAGCAAGTATATTACAAAACAACAACGTAACAAATTCAAATGTAGTTTTAGAATTTCCTAACAAGCCAACGGGAAATTACACAATAGCAACAACCGATGAGTTATTAAAATACAATACTACATCATCATTCACTGCGTATACTGCTAGTCAAGCACTTGTAAGCCAATCATTTAATTCTAGGATAAATACCCTAACTTCAAGTGTTGACACACTTACAAGCAGTTACAATAGCTTTACTAGTAGTTATACAACCGGATCGTTTACCGGAAGTTTCAGAGGTGATGGATCTCAATTAACCGGCATTGTTTCGTCAAAATGGACTGGATCAAATCCTATATCCCGTCAAAGTGATGTTGAGATTACCGGGTCACTGCGTGTACAAGGAAGCATCACCGGATCTTTATTTGGAACTGCAAGTTGGGCTAACAATGCAGTAACTGCATCATATGTCCAAACAGCACAGACAGCAAGTTACGTTTTACAAGCCGTTAGCGCATCATTTGCAATCTCATCATCTCGAGCAATATCAAGTAGTTTTGCAACAACAGCATCATATGTTCCAGCTGGCGCAACCAACACCATGGTGCAATTCAATGAATCCGGATCATTAAGTGGAATTGCTGGCGTTACAATCAACAAAATCAATCGATCATTTCAGAACGGAAACAATGCTATTGCAAACGGCGGCTACTCACACGCGGAAGGGGAGAATACCATAGCAAATGGAAAAGCTTCACATGCAGCTGGGTACTATACAATAACGTCAGGTTCATATCAATCCGTAGTAGGACAATTCAATCAATCTATATCTGATGAAAGTGCATTTATTATAGGAGACGGAATTGATGATGTAACGAGACATAATTTGTTTGTAGCAGGTAATGGAAGTGTTGCAATTTCTGGCTCATTGACAGTAATTGGATCTGCAGTAAATTTACAAACAGATAATTTTACAGTAAGCGTTCCATCAGCTGATAATATACTAGAAATAACAGACGCATCCGGTGTTCAGATAGCTTCAACAAATGGACAAATATCTGCCGATTTTGAGACTAGAACAACTAAAGATTCTGCTAATATCAATTCAATCC